TCACCATTTTTTTGCGGCGATCTCCTTCATCACTTCGATCTCAAGATCCCGCTCGGCCAGCAGCTTCTTCAGCCGCGCATTCTCCTGGGTCAGGTTCTTCAATTCCCGGACCTCGTCGACGGCCATGCTGGCAAACCGCTTGCGCCAGCCGTAGATGCTCTGCTCCGATACCCCGTGACGCTTGGCCACTTCCGGCACCGGATCTTTGTCCGCTTCGCGCAGAATGCGCACGATTTGCTCGTCGCTATATCGATTCTTCTTCATGGCTCCCTTTCCAGTTGGGAGCTATCTTCTCAAATTCCAGCTGGCACGAAAATCTCAGGACAGGTCACAACGATCAATACTTTTTAGAAAGCTTGCTTAATGAAATCGACGAGTACTTCCATCTAATGGGAGGAGCAGGTTGCTACCCGGGTTTTTCAGATTGGCACGTACCAGCCCTTCTTTTGCTGCTGCTAGTCGGGGTGGATCCGACGAAGGAAGATTTTTTATCTAGCTATGATTCACACACGTTATCACCAAGGATGTGGCGGGAGACTGATGGGTTGCCAAGCAAAATTTTCAGAAAGCTTGATGGCTTTAAATTGAACCCCCTGCAATTTGAGTTGTATCTTAAGCTTCAAACTGAGCGTGTTGCCCGAAAACTAGGGGCGAGAGGAATTTTAGAGTGGTCAAATTTTCTTGCAGGAAATCAAGATCGGTTTAGACGATTTATTTGAGTAGGCCATAACATTCATTATGCTAAATATTCAGGGAAAAAATGAGCAATGAAGTGGCCAAACTGCTGATTGAATATTGCCAGGCTAACAATCGGATTTGTCCGTTGCCAGACCACTGGAATCAACTTTGGGAGATGCTTCCAGAAAAACAAAGAGATGGTTCTGGATGGATGCCGCCGCTCCCTTTAATTTTGGCTGCGTGGTGGTGTTCAGCGCCTCTGGCTAAGGCAGCTCGTTTGCAGGAACATATTGAGTGGGCACAAAAACACAATGCATTGGATAGGGTCGCGGAGTTTTTGCGAGCCTTGCCTGAAAGCGCTTGGTTTCATATTGGTGATTAATTCGCACTTGCGTCCATTTTTGTCGATTTGCGTAACAGGACTTGCTCTTGCTCGGACCAATCGGCAGGGAGCGGTCTGAGTAGGTCCTTCATCGTTAACCACGCCGGCTGTTTACCGTCCAAAATCGCCTGTACGATTTTTGGCGATAGGTAAGCCAGTCTGAGAATCCTGCTGACGTAGGAGGGGTTAATTTTCTCTGCGGCGGCCAGATCTTCGATGGTCGAGTACGTACCGTTACATAGTAGACGCTGCCATCGAAATCCTCGTGCGATCACTTTGACCATGGTGTTGTCGATTGTTGCCTCTTGCCGGGCTACCCCGCGAGAGCCGTCAGGCAGGACGATGACCGTCTTGCCACCCCGGGATCGAAAGGTCATTGAGATATGCGTAGTTTCAGATACTGAAGTTCTTGAGGTCATGCGGCCTCCTTAAAACTGGGTTGTATTATCGAATCGCGTAGCAGTTTTGGCATGCCCGCAGTTTTCCACTCGATACTGATCCCGCCCTTGCGTACGACTATTCGATCGATCAGCGTATGCGCGATGCGCGACTGCTCTGCTGGGAACAGGTGATCCCAGACTTGATCTATCGCTTGCAGTGTTTGGATGGCTTCTGCTTCGCTGATGTCCGACCTGGTCATGGTCACTTCACGGACGGCAGCGGCAAGGATTTCAGGTGCTTTCAAGATGCTGCGAATCTGCTCGGTTACAACGCCTTCGATCTCGCCGGCCGGTATGCGGCGAACTTCGCATGCTTCTTTCCCGAGTTTGATGGCATCCGTGTTGATGTAGTACCGATACTGCTTTGATCCTTTACTAGTCCAACCAGGGGTGAAGGCCCGATCTTCCGGAGAAAATAGCAGTCCGCGTAGGATGGATGGTGCTTTAGTTTTTCTCGGAGCGATACCGCCCTTGATGTGTTTGTCACCAGCCCTAAGAAGTTCCTGCACGGTGTCCCACAATCGCTGATCGATGATTGCTTGATGCTCGCCAGGATATTGGTTGCCTTTGTATGCGGCGATTCCTATATACACCGGGTTCTTGAAGAGCTTGTAGACGAAACCTTTCGTGATCAGCTTGCCTTTGCGCTCAATACCCTTAGAAGTTGTCCACGCTTTCGTGGTCACGCCCCTCGCTCGTAAATCACGAACTAATGTGGCCATTGAGGGCAAAGCGGCGAATCGCTTAAAAATCTCTTGCACGATCTGCGCTTCGACAGGATTAGGTATGAGCTTTCGTTCGATTACATCGTAACCAAGCGGGGGCATGCCCCCCATCCAGATGCCACGCTGGCGGGAGGCAGCGATCTTGTCGCGTACACGCTCGCTTGCCAGTTCACGCTCGAACTGGGCAAACGACAACAAAATGTTCAACGTGAGTCGGCCCATGGACGTGGTTGTGTTGAAGGACTGCGTCACCGACACAAAAGTTACCTTGTGCTCATCGAAGATCTCGACCAGCTTGGCGAAGTCAGCCAGAGACCGGGAGAGCCGGTCGATCTTGTAGACCACGATGATGTCGACCAAGCCCGAGCGCACATCCTCGAGCAATTTTTTCAGACCGGGGCGGTCCATATTCCCGCCCGAAAATCCGCCGTCGTCATACCGCTCCCGCGACAAGACCCATCCTTCTGACTTTTGGCTGGCGATGTAGTTTTCGCAGGCATCCCGCTGTGCATCCAATGAGTTGAAGTTCTGGTCAAGCCCTTCTTCTGTCGACTTGCGCGTGTAGACCGCGCAGATTGAACGTCGCTCAGCCTTCATCCCGCACTCCTTGCCGATACCAGCCCGAAGAAGGCCCAACCATTTCGGTTCGTGCCGGTGATGGCTTTGGCGATGCTGGAGAGCGATTTATATCGCCGCCCCTGATAGTCAAAGTAGTCGACACCGACCAAGACTTCGCAGGGGCTTCCTTGCCATTCCCTGATCAGGCGTGTCCCTGCAATCGGGCGGTTGTCCTGACGGCGGCGTCTGACTTCCTTCTTGCCGCCATCGAGCTTTTCGCCCAAAAGTTCCAGGCGCTTCTGCGTTTCACGCTTTAGCCCGCCGTAGGCAAGTTCTTGAATGCGGTAAGCGAGCCGGGTTTCGAGGAAGCGGCGATTAAACGGAGGCGGCTCCTGGTGGAACAGGTCGCGCCACATTTGCTTTAGCTCGGGCGTGGTCGTGTTCGGCAGGCTGGCTACACGGGCCATTACAGATTCAGTCACTGGGGTTCTCCTTGGTGGTCAGGACACCCCGTACTAACGCTCTGTTCGGTCAGGTTATCAAGTTGATCTTGGCGGTCGTGCAGGCGAATTACCGCCATGGCGAGGATCGCGCCGACGATGGCGGCGGGCGAGCGCTCAGTGAGCTTCAGTGCAGGTGGATTCGGGGTGTTGGCTGGCATGAAGGTTCATACCGCCGCACGACTGAAGCTTTCTCAGAGCTTGTCCTGGTGACACAATGCAAGATCGTCTGTATTCGGGCGCAATTTAAAATTGCAAAAAATATAATAATTAACCGTAAAGAAAGATTAGCCTATGCGTCACTATAGTCAATTCGAATATTTTGACCCCCTAAAAGGGGAGTTGCCGTGGGCTCCCTTTCATGAAGCCGGAAATATCGCAATGCGTGCCCGGTCGATTTTAAGATTAGGCAATCGATCTGCCGAAGACATTCAAGCAATAGCAACCGATGCTGCGTATTTAATAGAACATTATTTCGAGCATGAACGGGAAGTGAAGCTCGAAGAAATTAGAAGCGATCGTAATTTCCGTTTGCTGGAAAGCGATGATGATGGAAATTTTATTGATTTTGCGGATGAAGCCTATGATGAATACGACATTCATACATCAGACAACACCCCTGAATTAGATGCACTTGTTGAAGCTTTGGCGTGGGGATTTGACCCAAAAGCCGTTGAGGTTAACGACGTACAAGAGTACGAGTACTTTGCTGTTTACACTTTGTGCATCTTGGCTGAGTATGCTCGCGACTTGAATTTCACGATTCAGGTAAAACCGTTTGGATATGTCCCCCGAGAAAGTAAGCAATATAGTCCTAGTGAAGTCGCTAGTCTCTCCCGAAAACTCTTTAACGCTACTGAATCAGTATGCTTCTCAGAAAAGTTGCGTGATGTTGATCGAGTAGAGCGAAGGTATCAAGAAAAAATAGAAAAGCTACAAGCAGGCGCTGCAGTAAAAATTACAAAAGCTGATTATGACCGGCTACGTGAAGAAATTAGGAAGGAAGAGCAGGCAGAAGCTCAATCACTCAGACGTGAAAGGTCAGAAGCAAACAACGATATTCGCCATCAAGATAATAGAAACATCAAGCAGTCTGTTTTGGATGATTTTGCAAAAAATCCGCGTCTCTTTGATAGTGCCGAGAAAGCTGCTGATCACTACGTTGATGTGTTGGCAAAGCAAGGACATAAGCGAAGCCATAGAACTGTTGCTGATTGGATAAGAGCGTTTGCCAGAAACAACAATATTCGATTCCGCTGACACTTACTTACGGTCTCCTTGGGAGACCGTACGCTTTCCGATATCGGCAGGGAACGTACGCCCTCCAGCGGCGAGCGTGCGGTGTCCATTTGAGGCTGTGCGGTGACCGCCGGACAGATGTTTTAATCTTGGATTAACACCGTCATGATCGGTTCCGTGAATGTGCAAACGGAGCCGAAATCGTGCAAAGGAAAAATAATCTCCCTCGAAGCAGAATCAACAAAAATAATGATTTTGAGCCTTCGCCATGTCTGGAAGCTGCAAATGAGTCTTTATTTAGGGCAACTATCAGCGCAGCTAAAACTCGCGCTTATAGAGCTGCTTTGTCAGCTGGACTTAGCTCGGCAGAGCGAGAGGACTTGTATCAAGAAATCGTGCTGGATCTGCTGGAACGATCTGCACAGTTTGACCCTAGCAAGGGGAGCCCCGGAACTTTCACAGGTGTAGTCTCCGAGCATAGAACAGCTGAATTCATTTCGGCTCTAAAGAAAGATCGTGCACGGATCACCTTCGTATCCCAGCGAAATGCTGCAAACGACAACAACGCTGAATCTTCAAGTACCGAGCAATTTGAAACAAGTATTCCCATGTGGGCGGATGATGCGGATTTGTTTGCCGAAACAGAAACGGTAAGCGATATCAAAAAAGCCCTGTCTTGTATGAGTGGCGAGCAAGTAAGTCTTTTGCAGCTGCTCGTCTCACACTTGGACTTGCCCTCAGCCGCAAAGGCCTCTGGGATGTCCAGCGCCACCTTCTACCGCCGTGTTGCCGACTTGCAGATGCACTTGCGCATGTTTGGCATCCGGACGATCAGCTGACCCATCGCGGGGTGCTTGAGAAAACCAGGCACCTCGCTCCGTAAAAACCTTCAAGAAACGCAAACACCGCGCCCCTCGGGGCCGCGTTGGTAGGCCAACTCATGCCTGGAGAAATGATGTCGCATGCAAAAACAATCGTTGAAACCACACGCAGCTACCTCGGGCTGGGTGTTGATGTCGGTAAGACGGCCTTGCAGGCCGTGTATGTGCCGACCGAACAGCTGACCGAAGAGCGATTCGCCAACTGGATCGGGGATGCCCTGGTCGGGCAGTCGATTCAGTACCACGAAGGATTTCTGCTGCTCGATCGTTCCGAGTCGGGCAGTGGCCTGGGTACGAAAGAACGCAACCGGCTGCATTCCGTTGCTCGACGTGCCTGGATCGCTTGCGAACTGGGCCTGGTGCATCTGTTCAGCCTGAAGGTTGCCGATGGCCATTACCGATATATCGCGATCCGCTCAAGCAGCAAGCTGACACCGCCTGAAATTCGTGCCCGTCTTCGCAAGACGAATGCATCGACCACTGTCGAAACCCCGGAAACAACCCATTAAAAAAAGGAGCGTCCCTATGATTCCTGAGCCCGACACCCTTGAAGAGGTTGGCAATTTCATGATTGCAGAGCTCGAAGCTATGCCACTTGCCGAGCTCAACGAACTGATTCAGCGCGTCTCATCAGCTGAAGAATCTGCGCGTCAGTACAAGCAGTTTCTGCAGGCGGTGATGCATCACCGTTTCGGTAGCCGAGCTAACCAATTGCGCCAGGATGCAGGTAAGACCACCGGAACCGTACGCTTTGAGGAAGAGGGATTTGTTGTCATCGCTGACTTGCCTAAGCGTCCTGAATACGATCAGCGAAAGCTGAAAGACGCTGTCGAAGCGCTACGCAAGTGGGGTGAGAACCCAGAGGACTATGTGGGTATCGAGGTCAAGGTGTCCGAGACCAAGTTCGGCGCTTGGCCGCCCGCTGTGCGGGAATTGTTTGAGCCTGCGCGCACGATCAAAGCAGGTAAGCCGACCTACAAGCTTGAGCGCATTGTCGATGGTGAAAGCCCAGAGGCCGCCAACGATAGTCAGTTCGGGGAGGCAGTCTGATGGCCATTTCTCTCGCACAGTTAAACCGAGCCGGCACGATCAAGCCGCCACGACTATTGATCCATGGTGTTGCGGGCGTAGGTAAGACGACCTTTGCCGCGCAAGCGAACAAGCCGGTTTTTATCCAGACAGAGGAAGGTCTGGGAACGTTATCGGCTGCCAACTTCCCACTGTCTCGAACTTTCGAGGAAGTGATGGAGGCGCTGGCTGCGCTATACACCGAGCAGCACGACTTTGCCACGGTGGTGATTGACAGCGTCGACTGGTTAGAGCCGCTGGTCTGGGCCAAGGCCTGCCGGGAAAACGGTTGGAATTCGATCGAAGACGCGGGGTACGGCAAAGGGTACGTGGCCGCGTTAAATCTCTGGCGCCAGTACATCGATGGGTTGAACGCATTGCGTGACGATCGTGGCATGACCGTCGTTCAGATTGCTCATACAGACATCAAAAGATTCGATAGTCCTGAACACGACCCTTACGACCGGTATGTGATCAAGCTCCATGCACGCGCCGCCGCGTTGCTGCAAGAGCACTCTGACATTGTGCTCTTCGCAAACTACCGCATCTCGACCGTGAAGGCGGATGTTGGTTTCAACAAAAAGGTGAGCCGTGCGGTGGGCTCCGGCGAGCGTGTAATCCATACGGTCGAACGCCCGGCCTTTCTCGCAAAAAACCGCTACGACCTACCTGACCTGCTACCGCTTGAATGGTCCGCCTTTGCGCAGGCCATGCCTGAATCATTGCATTCGACGCTTAACCCACCCACCACCACTCGCACCTGAAAAAGGAGAAATCACCATGGCTTCATTCGGACAAACATTTGATGCATCGGCTGTTGAACCCAGCAACGGCTACGACGTACTACCTCCGGGAAAATACCTTGGCCACATTGTAACCAGCGAAATGCGCGTTACCAAGGACGGTGCCGGTCAGTACCTGTACTTGGAGCTGGACATCCTGGAGGGGCAGTACGCCGGAAGAAAACTTTTTGATCGCCTTAATCTGATCAACGCAAATCCTGATGCTGTACAGATTGCGCAGCGAACCCTCTCATCAATCTGTCGCGCGGTCGGCAAGCTGCAGGTCAACAACTCTGAACAGTTACATCTGATTCCAATGATCCTTGATGTACGGGTGCGTCCGCCCAAGGGTGCCTACGGTGAATCAAATTCCGTTCGTTATCTGCCGAGGGGTGGTGCAAGCGGTGCGGTGCCGCGCGCAGCGGCTCCGGCAACGGGACCAACGGCGCCGGTCGCTGCTCAGGCTATTGCCGCTGCACCTACGACAAGTCCGGCAGCTAACGGTCTGCCCTGGAAGCGCCAGGCGTAAGGGGCAGCTGCCATGTATGAGCATGCCTCTTCGGACATGCCGATGCGATTGCCCAGCACGGTGCAGGGCTGTCGCGATCGGCTGGCTGCAGTTCAAGACGAAATGGCCTCGATTCGTATTCAGATCGCTACGACCGATATTCGTCGCCAGACAGAGAAAAAATCGTTGGACCCGACATGGTTTCATCGTGCCAAGACCGCACTGCGGTTGAAGCAACAGGAGATGGTGCACCTGACAGCGCAGCTTGCAAAGCTCAGTGCCGGGCAGGGCGGTGGTCATCGAGAGCGATTCAAGGACGCGCTGATTGAGGTATTGCGTGCTGATTGCGACGAAGATCGCTGGCAAGCGGCGGTGAGTCGCGCTCGTGCCCTTCAGGCCGAGAGGGAGATACAGCATGGCTGAACTTCCAACGATGACATCTCCTACCAGAGAGGCGATCTTTGCTGCGTACGAAGCAGATGCAAACGACGGCTTTCGTAGTCATCTGGGAGCGTCAGTGATTGGTAAGGAGTGCGAGCGCGCAATCTGGTTCGACTTTCGGTGGGTGACACGTACCCGTCATCCGGGCAGGCTTCTTCGTCTGTTTGAAACCGGACAGCTTGAAGAGGCCCGGCTGGTTCAGAACCTTCGTCGAACGGGGGCCACGGTCTTGGAGGTTGACCCCGAAACCGGACGGCAGTTTCGGGTTCAGGCGCATGGTGGTCACTTTGGTGGCTCGCTTGATGGCATCGCGCTCAACCTGCTGGAAGCGCCGAAGACCTGGCATGTTCTTGAGTTTAAAACCCACTCAGTCAAGAGCTTCAACGATCTGCTGGCCAAGAAAGTCCGGGATAGCAAGCCACTGCACTTTGCCCAGATGCAGACCTACATGCATTTGATGGGCTTAACTCGAGCAATGTACTTAGCGGTCTGCAAAGACACGGACGATGTGTATATCGAGCGCATCGAGGCGGATTCAATTTTCGCGCAAGGACTCATGAGCAAAGCCGAACGGGTCATCTTTTCAGCGATGCCTCCTCCACGTATCAGTACCGATCCCGCGTGGTTCCAGTGCCGAATGTGTGATCACGCTCCTGTCTGTCATGGCAATCAACCGGATGCCGCTGCGCCTGAAGTGAATTGTCGTACCTGTCTGCACGCAACACCCATAGATGGCGGGTGGCACTGTGCGAGGCATGACCGTCGATTGACCGAGGCTGATCAGCGTGCTGCATGCGCCGTGCACCTCTTTATCCCGGCGCTTGTGCCGGGCATGCAAATCGACGCAGGCGAGGACTGGGTCGAGTACGAGTTCGCCAGTGGGAATCGCTGGCGCGACACCGGTATGAACAAATATGCGAACACCTATGAAGGAGAACGAACATGAGTCTGACCTTGCGTCCGTATCAAAGCGGTGCCATCCAAGGTATCTACAACTATTTTCATGCAGCCACCGGTAATCCTTTGGTGGTGATCCCGACGGCTGGCGGCAAATCACTGGTCATGGCGACCTTCGTTGAAGGGGTGCTTAAGGCATATCCGGATCAACGCATTCTGATCGTGACCCATGTGCGGGAGTTGATCGAGCAAAACTACACCGAGCTCAAAAAGCTCTGGCCGGAAGCGCCGGCTGGCATTTACTCCGCAGGCTTGAAGCAGCGGGACATTCATGCGCGCATTCTCTTTGCCGGAATCCAGTCGATTCACAAGCGGGTCTACGATGTCCAGCAGTGCGATTTGGTATTGATCGATGAAGCGCACCTGATTCCACGCTCATCGAACACTATGTACCGCCGCTTCCTATCGGAACTTTCTCGGATCAATCCGCAGATGAAGGTCATTGGCTTGACCGCGACTCCTTACCGGCTGGACTCAGGTCTGCTGCACGAAGGAGATGATGCGATCTTTACCGACATTGCTTACGATATTTCGGTACGGGAGCTGATCGATCAAGGCTATCTTTCTCCTCTTATTTCTAAGCGCATGGCCACCCAGATCGATGTAACTGGTGTCGGTACCCGTGGCGGTGAGTTTATTGCGAAGGACCTTGAAGCCGCTGTCGATAAGGACTCGATCACACAGGCTGCGGTTGATGAAATCATCTCCTATGGCAAGGATCGAAATAGCTGGCTCATTTTCTGCGCCGGAGTAGACCATGCCTTCCATGTCCGCGACGCGATCCGCTCGCGAGGAGTGAGCTGCGAGACTATCGTCGGTGACACACCCGGACCGCTGCGCGAGGCCATCATCAATGATTTCAAGGCGGGCAGAATTCAGTGCCTGACCAATGCCAACGTGCTGACTACGGGCTTCAATGCCCCGGGTGTGGATCTGTTGGCCATGCTTCGTCCTACGAAATCGGCTGGCCTGTATGTTCAGATCGTCGGACGAGGGTGCCGCCTGGCACCCGGTAAGACGGACTGCCTGGTGCTGGACTTCGCTGGCAACATTGCCCGTCATGGTCCGATCGATGCCGTTAGCCCTAAGCGTCCTAAAGTTGGTGAAGAGGGCGTTGCGCCCACCAAGGCCTGTCCGGACTGTTTCAGCATTGTCCATGCCTCGGTACGCACGTGTCCCGACTGCGGACACGAGTTTCCACCACCAGAACTCAAGATCGACGCCAAGGCCAGCAATCTGGATGTGCTGACTTCCGGCAAATCGGAATGGGTACCGGTGACCCGCGTCTCCTACGCACGCCACGATAAGCCAGGAAAACCGCCGTCACTACGGGTGGACTACTGGAGTGGGCTCACGCACCACAGCGAGTGGATTTGCATCGAACACCAGGGCTATCCGCGCCAGAAGGCAGCGTCGTGGTGGGCTAACCGCGCCCAGGGCTTGCCGCTGCCTCGTCGGGTGGACGAGGCAATCGCTTGCGCGGCCAAGCTGCGCTGTCCCTCTGAAATTGCTGTGCGTCCGAGCGGGCGCTACATCGAGGTGGTCGGCGCTCGATTTTCATGATGTGCGCCATTTGCCGGCGCGACGCCCGAGGCTACGGGTTCGCGCCGTCGTTCATCCGTATCGATGCACCAGCCGTGAAGCTTTGCTCACGAAGGTGTCAGGACATTACAGGAAAGCTCAGTGGAATGATCGACCCGAATAAACATGAAACCGATGCACTTCTTGCGGCCAGTATCAGCGGCGGCGCCTATGTCGAGACAATCGGAAAGACCGATCTCTCAGGCTGGACTGAGCAGGAGTGGGCTGCGCTGATAGATGTGATCGTCACGTCGTTTCAGGATTTTCTGCGTCAGGCATACGCCGATGATCCCCCGTTTTAAGGAGCGCCATGACGAACAAGAATTACATGGCGCAGCTGGGCGCAACCTTGGTGGATCGTGGATTTCCGATTCTTCCGATCCAGCCGAACACCAAAAAGCCGGGTCTGTATAAGCTGGGCGAATGGCATGAGTACCCTAAATGGAGCCGGCATTGCGAGCGCGACACCACTGAAAACGAAGTCGATATCTGGGGGAACTGGCCTGAAGCCGGTATCGGTATTGCCGCTGGTCGGGTCATTGGCATCGATATTGATGTTCTCGCGTCACCTGCCGTTGCCATGGAAATCGAAGCCTTGGCCAAGCGGATGCTGGGTGACACACCGGCGGTACGCATCGGCCATGCCCCCAAGCGGCTACTGGTCTATCGTGCCGTTCAGCCGTTTGCAGGATTTAAGTACCCGCCGATCGAAGTGCTGGGTATGGGGCAGCAGTTCATCGCCTACGGCATTCATCCCGATACCGGACAACCCTACAACTGGCCGGTGAGTACCTTGGCCGATCTGTCGCCAGAAGACTTACCTGCAATTACTGAGGCGCAGGCACGCGAGTTCGCGAAGGAGGCTTACCAATTAATACCAGCAGATTTGCGACCGAAGACCCTCGGGGTAGGGCTGCGCGCCAACATGGAAAGCGCGAACCTGCCAGAGCAGCGGGGCACCTTCGAGGCTGTCGAGGATGCGCTCATCCACATATTGAATGCGGATCTTGACTACGATAGCTGGGTTCGCATTGGTATGGCGATCAAGGGGGCACTGGGCGACGACGGATGGCCACTATTCGAGCGATGGTCGCAAAGCTCTCAGAAATATGACGCCAAGACCACAGCGCGTAGCTGGCGAAGCTTTGCGCCGCAGCGTATCGGCGCAGGGACTATTTACAAACTGGCGCTGGATAACGGCTGGATACCTGCTGCCGATATGCAGCTCAATGGTGAGGTCGTCATGAATGGGCATCACCCGGCACGGGAGATGCTCAATGCGTTGCAATCGAGCGATCCGATTGTCTTTGAGCCTGCAGAAAATTCACTTCCATCCCCTAAGTCTATGCCTGCTGGCTGGGATCAGGTCGGAGGAGTAATCGCAGACTTGATGGCATTGATGGCAGCAACCGCTAAGCGTCCCCAGCCAGTGCTGGCGCTGGGCGCAAGTCTGTGTGCCATCGGTGCGCTGATGGGGCGCAAGTACCGGACTGAGAGCAACATCCGATCGAATCTTTATGTGGTTGGCATTGCCGAGAGCGGAGCGGGGAAAAATCACAGCCGGATCGTGATCAATGAATTATTCCGCAAGGCTAATCTGCTGCAATACCTCGGGGGTAACAAGATCGCCTCCGGTTCGGGTCTTTTGACTGCCATCCAAAGACAGCCGGCAATTTTGTTTCAGCTTGACGAGTTCGGGATGTTCTTGTCTGCGGCAGCCGATCGAAAACGGTCCCCGCGTTACGTGTGCGAAATCCTGGATCTGATGACTGAGCTGTACACGACATCAGGCACCACCTATTTCGGCGTCGAGTACGCCAGCACCCAGCACAATAATGCTCATCGGGCCATCCATCAGCCTTGCGCTTGTATTTATGGAACCACAACACCGCTGCATTTTTGGCAGGCGCTGCAGGCATCAAACGTTGCTGACGGATCGCTGGCGCGCTTTCTGATTATGGAAAGCGAAGATGATTTTCCGGACAGTAATGAAGCGTTTGGCGTCATCGATCCGCCGCAGGATTTGATCGACAAACTGATTCTGATCCACCAAGGTGGCGGGAAGCTGAACGGTAATCTGACTGATGTGGGCGCAATTGATGAAGTGCTGATTGATCCGCGTGTCGTACCCATGACGCCAAAGGCGCGGGACACGTTTCGGCAACTGGACCAGGAATTGGTCGGTCGCCTTCGAACATCCCGGGGGACAGGCTATTCGTCCATTCTGGCTCGCATCGAAGAGAATGCGACCAAGCTGGCGCTGATTCGGGCCGTATCCCGGGATCCGGTTGACCCGCAGATCGAAGATCATGATGCCGAATGGGGCATCAAGCTATCGCGCCATTGCGCAGAGCTGACCATCCGAGAGGCTTCCGCTCGTGTATCGGAGAACCAGGTTGAGTCGCACCACAAGCGCGCAATGCAGATTCTTCGCGATGCGGGCAAGGCCGGCATGACCAAGACCGAATTTACCCGGCGAACCCAGTTCATGGACCATAGGCAGCGTGACGGTGTTTTGCGCACCTTGAGCGAAGCAGGACTGATCGAGGCCACGACGCTTCAAAACAAAGGCAGGCCGACCCAGATGCTCAAAGTCTTGTGAATCAGTCACTTGCGTTGTGTCGACGAGATACTTCAGTTTTTTCATATTTCAAACCCCCCACTAGATATACATAAATAAAAATGGGGGGCCTAGAGACTCGCGCGCGCGAACCCATCGAAAGAGAGAGAAAGAAGATGAACTAGATTGAAATAAATAAATATTGAAATATCTATCTACTCTTCTCAGGCGATCTAGGGTTGAAGTATGAAATATTGAAGAAAGTCCCAGTGACTACGCAACATCCTTAAATCCGTAATTTGATCGGACATGAGGGAGCAGCAGATGCCCTGACCCGGCAGTGCCAGCTCCTCCAGGTCGCATGAGCAAGTCGGTAGGAACGCTTGTTCGCACCTTTGGAGGATTCCTGATGATTTCCGACCCGAGCCCCGAGCACCGTGCTGTTCTTGCTTTAGATCTGGGTACCACCACCGGCTGGGCACTGCGTCTGCCAGACCTCTCAGTCACCCATGGCTTTATCAGCTTCAAGCCCCAGCGCTTTGAGGGAGGTGGCATGCGATACCTTCGCTTTCGGCGTTGGCTGGATGAGGTATTGGCCACAACAGCAGGTCAGAGCGATTCAGCGGCTCTGGGTGCGGTTTATTTCGAAGAGGTGCGCCGACACCTTGGCGTGGATGCTGCGCACGTCTACGGCGGTTTGCTGGCGACACTGACCGCCTGGTGTGAGCATCACCGTATTCCCTATCAAGGCGTCCCTGTAGGAACGATCAAACGACATGCGACGGGGAAGGGCAATGCCAGCAAGGCCGAGGTTATTGCCGCCATTCAGGCTGCCGGGCACGCGGTCAACGACGATAACGAGGCGGACGCGCTTGCGGTTTTGGGTTGGGCTCTGGCGCAACAGATGGCGGGAGGTGTGCCTCATGGCTAAGAACTCCGTCAGCAAACCTCTTGAGCACGGAGAGCATGTGCAATTGTCCGGCGGTCGGATGGCAGAGTGGAATAGCTTGGGCGAGGAGGGCACCACCTTCCGAACCGAGCATTTCAAGTGTGTGGACACGCTTGGCATCATGCTGCGCAATGGATCTATCACGGCCCAGATGCACGATGCCGGTCAGGACTTTAACCGGACCTTCATTTTTGCTCAGTTAAATCCAGCAGGCCCGCCGGCGCTTGACCGTATTCCTGGTGGTCAGTGGCGGGACAGCATGACTGAGCGAGTCGCCTTTGCCCGCAAAAGGCTGCATGAAGCATTGGATGCGGTGGGGGGTATCAACAGCCCGGGTGGTTGTGCGGTGTGGCACGTGGCTGGGATGGGGCGAAGCGTCAAAGAATGGTCACTGCTTGAAGGCTGGAATGGCCGGGCACTGAACCAGTACGAGGCTAAAGGCATCCTGGTGGCGGCTCTGGGGGTGCTGGCAGTGCACTACGGCTACAGCCGCTAAAATGTACTTGTCAGGACGTTGTCCGGACGGTATGATGAGCCTACTTATGAAAAAAGGGGTCACTATGACCGCTGTCACCCATTCCAAATCCGAGCGCATCGACGTGCGCGCCAGCACGCCCGTGAAGCAATTGCTTCAGGAAGCCGCGCGTGTGGCGCACAAGAACGTGAGCGAATTTTTGCTCGATGCTGGTATTAACGCGGCCAACCAGACCCTGGCCGACCGGACCCGCTTTGAGCTTGATGCTGAGAAGTGGCAGGCGTTTCAGGCAGCACTGGATCAGCCTGTAACCGACAAACCCAAGCTCAAGAAGCTGTTGTCTGAGACCGGGTTGCTTGGTTGAGCTCGGCAGTCTACGAGCCAGTTCGTAAACTGGCCGGCTCGGACGCTGTTGAGTCCTTTGATTGTGGCCAGCCTGCGCTGAATCAGTTTTTGCAGCGCTTTGCACTGGTCAATCAAAAATCAAACAGTGCTCAGACGTACGTCTGCTGCCATTCGGGCGCGGTCGTGGGATTCTACAGCTTGGCCGTTGGCAGCGTTGAGCCAGCAGCCGCCGCACCCCGTGTCACCAAAGGGATACCGCAGCACCCTGTGCCCGTGATGATTCTGGCCAGGCTTGCTGTTGATCAGCACCATCAAGGTGTAGGGCTTGGCAAAGCGTTGCTCAAGGACGCTTTGCTTCGAACCGCGCAGGCTGCCGACATTGCCGGGATTCGTGCGTTGCTGGTCCACGCCAAGGACGAGCTTGCCAGGCAGTGGTACCTGAATTGGGAGTTTGAACCCAGTCCCTCGGATCCATTTCATTTGTTTCTTTTGATGAAGGATATCAAGGCGATCGTCGTCAGCGGATAAGGACCCCGTAGGGGCTTGTTTGACTGCCGAATTAAAACCGCTTGACCGGTATATATCGATCGGATACGATCCAGCTAATCACTAAAGATGCGCCCACCCAGTTTCCCTCGGTGGGCGTTTTGCTTTCTGCTCCCCAAACCCGCCCGCATCACCGAGGCGGGTTTTTCATTTCTGGCGCTGATGAACCCAATCAAACTTGAATACCGCGCAGTCGACGCGTTGATTCCGTATGCGCGCAATGCCAAGCAACACTCTGAAGCGCAGGTGGCGCAAATTGCCGCAAGTATTCGTGAGTTTGGCTGGGGGGCGCCGATTCTGATTGATGGTCAGAACAACGTTATTGCGGGCCATGGTCGACTGCTTGCGGCACGTAAGCTCGGACTGCTCGAGGTTCCGGTTGTGCCTATGGAGCATCTCACGGATACCCAGCGTCGCGCACTGATCCTGGCGGATAACAAGATCGGCGAAAACGCCTCGTGGGAAGACGAGCTACTCGGGATCGAACTGTCCGAATTGAAAGACGCTGGATTTGATCTGGGCTTGACCGGCTTTTCTACCGAAGAGTGGGAAGCATTGATCGCCGGTGAGGCGCAGACCAAGGACGGACTGACTGATGACGATGCGGTCCCAGAGGTCTCAGAGAATCCAATTTCAAAGCCAGGCGATCTCTGGATTCTTGGGGAGCACAAGCTGCTCTGTGGTGATGCTACGAAGCCTGACGATTACAAGATGTTGTTGGGCGACGAGTTGGTTGATATGACCTTCACCGATCCGCCTTACAACGTGAACTACGCGAACACGGCCAAAGAAAAATTTCTCGGGAAGAATCGCCCGATCATGAATGACAATCTGGGCGAAGGATTCGGTAGTTTTCTGTTCGATGCTTGTGACAACATCCTGACGCGCACCAAGGGTGCTATCTACATTGCGATGAGCTCATCGGAATTAGATACCTTGCAAGCTGCGTTTCGGGCCGCAGGCGGTAAATGGTCTACCTTCATTATCTGGGCCAAGAATACTTTTACGCTGGGTCGCGCCGACTACCAACGGCAATACGAGCCGATTCTCTACGGATGGCGTGATGGCGCCGATCACTACTGGTGCGGTGCGCGGGACCAAGGTGATGTATGGAACATCAAGAAGCCCGCCAAGAACGATTTGCATCCGACGATGAAGCCCGTGGAACTGGTCGAGCGCGCGGTCCGCAACAGCAGCAAAACACGTGATCTGGTTCTTGATCCCTTCGGTGGCTCCGGGACGACATTAATTGCGTGCGAAAAATCAGGACGTCGCGCCAGAATCATCGAGCTTGATCCTAAGTATGTCGACGTCATCGTAAAGCGCTGGGAAGAGTACACCGGCGATAAAGCCCAGAAGGCCAATGCGCCGGTGTTAGATGAGTCTCTGGCAGACGAACCTTCTTAAACGTAGGCGATGCGATATACACGTTCGGCGTTTTCATCTTTGACCGAGACGATAGTGAGTCCCAGTTTTTTCTTTAAGGAACCAGCAAAGGCGCCGCGCACCGTATGTGCTTGCCAGCCAGTGGCTTCGCAAATTTGTGTGATGGTGGCACCTTCGGGGCGCTTTAAGAGGGCGATCACCTGAGCCTGTTTGCTGTTTTCACGTGTTTTGATTTGACCGGGTTTCTTGGGTTCGACCAGGGGTGGCTCGATACCAAGGGCTGCGTACGCTGCCTTGGTCATCACGGTGGCGCGCTTATTTTTTGAAATCAGACCGGCTTTCACCATGCTTTCAACGGTCTTTGCCTTCGCACCGCCTTTTAACGTCTCGGGAAACCAGTCGATTCTGCCGGCGGTATGTTGATGAGCGTGGTTGAGAATCGCTTGTTGAGTGGCCGTGAGTTTGATGCTCATGATGACTTCCTTTCAGGTGGGTTGATGGCGTTGGTATGAACGCTCTAGTCCCGAAGAAAGCCAAGTTAATTTCCCAATCGTGTCGCTTATTTCTTGATTGATTACTCATATGCCAATCAGTGCCCCCACACCTTGCCGGCATCCCGGCTGTGGGGCGGTATTGGCAAAGCCAGGCTATTGCCCAGCCCACCGTGGTGCTATGCATCGTGACTATGGCCGAGCAAGACGATCTTTTGATTCGGAGCTTGGCTTCTACCAGTCAAAGAACTGGCGAGAAGTTCGTGCGGTGCTACTGCGTGACGAGCCTCTGTGCGTGCGTTGTGAGGCGGCAGGGTGCTTGGTTGCAGCCAAGGTCGTCGACCATATCGTACCGATCAAAGACGGTGGTGCACGCTTTGACCGATCCAACCTGCAGCCTCTCTGCGTCGCTTGCCACAACCGCAAGACGGCCAGAGAGACTGCCGGTAGGCGGTCGCCCCCCTAGGGGGGATAAATCTCTACGGTTGAGAGGCAGCGATGCGCGCGCCTGCCCAAATTTTTGTGCGTGCAAAATGAATAAGGGGGGGATCCCCCAGGAATGGAATCGTCATGGCCGGTCGCAAGCCGTTGCCCACCAAAGTTAAGCAAATCAAAGGAACACTCCAGAAGTGCAGGACTAATCAGCGAGAGCCAAAGCCCCATGGTGATTTGGTCGAGCCACCGGAGTACATGCCGGAGGGTGCAAAATCAGCATGGCGCTACGCACTGGAGTGTGCGCCGCCAAATCTGCTTAAGCGCCTGGACATGTCGGTATTGGAGGTGTGGGCATGCGCCGCCGACTTGTATCGCAAGGCTCAGGCCGGGATTGCAAAGACTGGACTCTTGGTCAAGGCTCCGAACACGGGTGTACCGATGCAGTCACCTTATTTGGCCATCGCCAACAAACAAGCGCAGATCATGACCAAGGCCGCGACCGAGATGGGATTTACTCCGGCGTCGCGCACACGGGTTTCCATGCCGATTGAATCAGCAGAAGCAGAACTCGATCCCTGGGCGGGCATTGCGGGTTGATGCAGGCATCAGATTATGTGGCAATCGCCAAACGGTATGCCGAGCAGGTCATAGCAGGAGAAATCCTTGCCTGCCGTTGGGTTCGGCAAGCTTGTCAGCGGCAGCTGGATGATTTAGCTAGGTTCAAAGGCAAGTCCGGCCCGTATCTATTTAATCCGAAGTTGACCGACAAGGACGGACGCAACTTCTATCCGGCAGATAACCTGTGTGGGTTTATTGAACGTTTGCCGCATGTAAAAGGCCCATTGGCAGGTGAGCCAATTCAACTGGAGCCATGGCAGGCATTCATTCTGACCACGGTATTTGGTTGGGTGACGCCTGATGGGAAGCGCCGCTTTCGACGCTCCTACATTGAAGTTCCACGCGGGAATGCCAAATCGACCTTGTCTTCGGCGTTGGCGCTTTACATGCTGACCGCAGATCGAGAAGGTGGCGCAGAAGTTTACTCACTGGCCACCACCCGAGATCAGGCTCGGATCGTCTTTGGCGATGCGCAGACTATGGCAAGAAGAAGCCCGGGCTTTCGTCGTCGCTTTTCAGTGGAGGTCGGAGCACACAATATGCACGTGCTGGCATCAGGATCGAAATTCGAAGCCCTTTCTGCGGAAGGCTCAACCTTAGACGGTCTGAACATTCACTTCGGCTGTATCGATGAGCTACATGCGCACAAAACACGAACCGTCTATGACGTCGTTGAAACCGGCACCGGAAAGCGTGACAACTCACTGCTGTGGGTGATCACGACCGCCGGTAGTAACCGTGCCGGCATCTGCTACGAGGTCCGAACCTTCGTGACCAAGCTGCTTGACCGAGTATTCGAGGACGATACTCAGTTTGGAATCATCTACGGCCTGGATGATGGCGATGATTGGACATCCGATAGTTCGCTAATTAAAGCGAATCCCAACTGGGGGATTTCAGTACGCCCCGAAGTGCTGTTGCCATTGCAGGCCAAGGCCATGCAACTGCCCAGCGCGGTCAACAACTTCAAGACCAAGCACTTGAATGAGTGGGTCAACGCAGATACCGCTTGGATGGACATGCGGGCTTGGGATGCCTGCGCCGACAACGCGCTCGATATCGAAGCATTTGCAGGTCAGCCCTGTTGGATCGGGCTCGATCTGGCTAGTAAGACGGATATTGCCGCGCTAGTGCTGCTGTTTGCCCATCCGGAGATCACGGATGCTTACATAGTCTTTGGGAAGTACTACCTGCCCGAGGACACGGTAAGCGCATCGGGCAACAGCCAATATGAAGGCTGGATGCGCACAGGTCGTCTGACGGTTACGCCGGGAAATGTGATCGATTTCGGTTGGATTGAAGCCGATCTTTTGGAGATGGCCTCACGCTTTGAGGTGCAGGCCGTGGCCTTCGATCCGTTTCAAGCGACGCAACTGTCGACTCGAATGCTATCCGAAGGCCTGCCCATGATCGAAGTGCGCCCGACAGTTCTCAATTTCAGTGAACCAATGAAGACGCTAGAGGCCTTGGTGCTTCAGAAGAAATTGACCCATGACGGTGACCCAGTACTGACTTGGATGGCCAGCAACGTGGTCGCGCATCTGGATGTCAAAGACAACATTTACCCACGCAAGGAGCGACCAGAAAACAAGATCGACGGCATTGTGGCACTAATCATGGCGCTCTCTCGGGCTATCAAACCCGGGGAGAACGTGGTGCTGGGCGCCGATTACGAACTGATGCTGCTCTGAGCTGATGGGAATACTGAGTTTTTTCGATCGATTTCGTGCGTCTAGCGATGACCGTTCTGCATGGGGAGATTTTTGGTTTGAGCCGGTGGCCGCCAGATCTGTTTCGGGTCTAAGGGTTTCGCCCGACGCTTCGCTTCGCTTGTCTGCGGTATACGCTTGCGTGCGGATCTTGTCGGAGACGATGGCATCGCTTCCGATCGTGCTCTACCGCAAACGCCCTGACGGCGGAAAAGATCGGGTCACTGATCACTGGCTGTACCCGCTGCTGTGCCGACGCCCAAACCGCTATCAGAATCCGTTCGAGTGGCGGGAAATGTTGCAAGGTCACCTGGCGCTGAGAGGCAATGCCTACAACCAGATCATCACTAACCCGCGCGGTGAAATTATCGAGTTAGTGCCGATCCATCCCGATCGGGTTCGTGTCGAATTGCTGCGATCTGGTCAATTCAGGTATCGCGTGACGGATCGTTTTGGCGACGAAACCATTCTGCCGCGTGGGGATGTGTGGCACCTGCGTGGATTGTCCTCTGACGGGTTGCTGGGTATGAGTCCGATTGAGCTGGCCCGCGAGAGCTTGGGTATGGCGCTAGCCGCCCAGGAGTATGGCGCGCGCTTCTTTGCCAACGACGCCAAACCTACCGGTGGCTGGATCGAGTTTCCGGGCTCATTCAAGGATGCCGAAGCAAAAAAGATCTTCCGCGAGTCCTATCAGCAAGCGCAGTCTGGCTCAAATCGGGGCAAGGTGCTGGTGCTTGAAAACGGCATGAAATTCCACGAGGTGGGTGTCACCAACAAAGATGCGCAATTTTTGGAACTACGAAAATTTCAGATCACTGATATTGCCCGCCTCTTCAGAGTGCCACCTCACATGATTGCCGACTTGGATCGAGCAACGTTTTCCAATATTGAACAGCAGTCGCTTGAATTCGTGATGCACACGATGACGCCTTGGGCAGAGCGCTGGGAGGCTGCGATTGAAAGAGACTTGATCTTTGAGAACGAAGATCTGGAAGTTGAATTTGATTTTGCAAATTTGATGCGCGGCGATGCAGCAAGCCGTTCAGCTTATTACCAAAGTGGCATACAGAACGGCTGGCTCACCCGAAACGAAGCTCGTGCAGCGGAAAACTTGAATCCAATCGCAGGGTTGGAGCAGCCACTTCGACCGCTCAATATGGTTGAGGAATCTGATGCAGAAGAATCTGAATCTGAAAACTCCTCCTCAGATACGCCCCCCTCGACGGAAACCGAAACCGAAACCGAGGCTGAATCCGATTTGGGATTAAACCCAGTCGATGCTGATCTCCGACTGCGGTTTGGTGCGCTCGTTGAATCGAATGCACGGCGCCTCGCGCGAAGAATCCACAAAAAGGGAGCGATTGCCCAGAGCGATATTTCGCTCATTGCCGAGGCCATGGGTATTAGCTACAAAGCTGCTAATCAATGGTCCACAACCTGCGATCCGATCCCGGACGAAACCACATTGAAAAACCAATTGATTGAATTAGGAATGGCAACATGAATGCTTCACTTTTACTTGGCGAATTTTTGAGTACGCCTTGGGCCATGATGCCGGATCGGCTTCAGGCCATCGCCAGCGTTCTGGCTCGCTGGTCAGCGGGAGAATCCCCTGACGATGGAGTGAAGTTTCAAATCAATAGCGATCGAGTGCTTCGCACTACCCGTAAACAATTTGCGGCTGAGCGTTCGGGTACCGGGATTGCTGTCTTGCCGCTTTATGGAGTGATCACCCAGCGCGGCAACATGATCGACAATATTTCCGGACCGGGGTGTACGAGTACTGAGCAATTCTCAAACGCACTTCGACAACTTGTGACTGACGATTCAGTTGGGCAGATATTGATTGACATTGATAGCCCCGGTGGCAGTGTCTATGGCGTGGCTGAACTAGCAGATGAAATACTCCAGGCAAGATCTCAAAAGCCCATCATCGCGATTGCCAATAGCCTAGCGGCTTCCGCCGCCTACTGGATTGGCGCATCAGCTAGTGAGTTCTATGTGACCCCCGGAGGTGAAGTGGGCAGTATCGGCGTTTGGCAAGCACATCAGGATTTCAGTAAGGCCATGGATGAAGCCGGCATCAAAACAACGCTCATCGCTGCAGGGCCTTACAAAGTCGAGGGCAACCCTTACTCCTCATTGGATCCCGAAGCACAAGCCTTTATGCAATCGCGTGTTGATGATTACTACCAGGCCTTCACCAAGGCGGTCGCCAAAGGCAGGAACGTCGCCTTAGCTGATGTTCTTTCTGGCATGGGTCAAGGCAGAGTCCTGGGAGCACAAACTGCCAAACAACAATCCATGGTCGATGGTATTGCGAGTTTTGACCAGATCCTAGTCAACATGCAAAGGCGAGCCCATACCTCGATGGCCAACAAGACTAGTCGTACGCCTCGCCTTCAGCGGGCCCGCGATGCGGTTTCATTGATGTAAACAAGTCATTGAATTGATGCGCTCCGTTGAGCGCGACCAGTACTGCGACCCATAGGTCGCACCCAAATAGCCACCCTACTTCGGGTGGTTTTTTCATTTATGGAGAGACCTAATGAGCAATAAATTGCGCGAGCTGCAAGCTCGTAAAGCCAATCTAGTCAAGGACGCACGAACTCTGACCGATATTGCCGCTGCTGAAGAGCGCGATATGTCCGACGAAGAACTCACTGCCTTCGATTCTTTGAAATCAAAAATCGAGGCAGCAACGAACGCCATCGACCGCGAAGCGGCATTGATTGCCGAGGAAGCTCAAATGGCCCACGTCGCAATGTCAACACCGATTATTCCCTCAGCCATTATTTCGGTGACGGACAATCGGGAAGCCAATCCGACGCATGGTTTTCATAGCGTGGGCGAATTCTTAAAAACCGTCTGCCAGGCACAAAAGCCTGGCAGCACGATTGATGAGCGGCTCTTGATTGGCTCCGGCCGAGGTGCTGCGGTTCCGACCAACTTTGGTAACGAAGGCTCCGCACAAGACGGCGGCTTTCTGGTGCCACCACAGTTTGCGCGTGAAATCTTCCAGCTCTCCTTGGGCGAAGATTCTCTGCTGCCCATGACAGATAACGTCGAGATCACCGGCAACACGATGGCTTTCCCCAAAGATGAAACGACCCCTTGGGGTAGCAACGGCATTCGCGCTTACTGGCAAGGTGAAGCCACACCTGCAGTCAGCACCAAACCAGTATTGGGACTCTCGACCCTGCGCCTGAAAAAATTGATGGCCTTAGTTCCCGTAACAGACGAGCTGCTGGACGACACCAACGCACTCTCCACTTACCTGCCTGAAAAAATTGCCACCTCCATTCGCTGGAAGACGAACGAGTCGATTCTCTTTGGCTCGGGCACTGGTGTGCCGGTCGGCTGTATGACCAACAGCACAACCGTCACGGTCGCCAAAGAGCAGAACCAGGCAACGCAAACGCTTTTGCCACAGAATCTTGCCAAGATGATCTCGCGTCTGCCACCGGGCAGTTTCGGCAAGGCGGTCTGGATTGTGAATAACGATGTGCTGCCGGCACTCTTCACACTCACGTTAGGTAACTATCCGATCTATTTGCCCACAGGTCTTTCAGTCGGTGGCATTCAGATCTCGCCTTACGGCAGCCTCCTGGGTCGACCGGTCTTTGTTTCTCAACATGCCAACACCTTCTCCGGACAAGGCGATGTGCTGCTGGCTGACCTTTCCTACTACCAGACCATCACCAAGGCGGGGGGGATGCAAACGGCGACCTCCATGCATCTGTACTTCGATGCAGATTTGACGGCGTTTAGGACCACCTTCCGCATGGATGGCCAATCCAAGATTGCAGCGCCCATCTCTCCTGCCAAAGGCAGCGCGTCGATGTCGCCCTTTGTTCAACTTGGCGCTCGCTAACTAGCCCACCATTTCAAGGAGATTTGTATGTTTCCCAACGCAAAAGGTAGTGAACGACTGGCAGTCCTTGCCAGTATTGATCCAAGTAACCAGGCGGCTGGTGTCGCAGCCAGTACTTGGGTGGCTTTGAATGCGCACCATACGCTATTGGCCATGATCGAGACCGGTGCCATGGCCAATGGCAGTACCGTGGATGCGAAGCTTCAACAAGCAACGGATGCCACGGGCACAGGCGCCAAAGACATCGCCGGCAAAGCAATTACCCAGCTGGCTCAGGCATCCAATGGTGCGAATCGTCAGGCGATGATCAACCTTCGCCCAGAAGAGCTGGATGTCAATGGCGGCTTTGCGTATGTCCGCGTTGCAGTCACCGTTGCTAGTGCCGCTGCCCAGACCGCCGCACAATTACTGGGGATTGATCCCCGCTTTGCACCGGCTGAAGGCACCAACCAAGCGGCTGTGGCACAAGTCGTCTAATCCGTGTCCCTGCAACTCGTCACGCCACCCGCAGGAGAACCGGTCTCTCTGGCCGAGGCCAAGCTTCACCTGCGGGTGGATGTTGACGATGATGATGCGCTCATTGGCTCCATCATTTCTGCTGCCCGTCAAACAGCAGAGACGTTGACAGGGCGCCAACTGATCACCTCGCGCTGGAAGCTGGTACTGGATGCTTTTCCATGTCAGACAATCCTGCTCGCCAAATGTCCGGTGCAATCGGTCGTGAATATCCAGTACCTCGACATGAATGGCATGAGCCAAACGCTGCCTTTGATCGACTACGTGGTGGATACCGCCTGCGAGCCGGCGCGAATCACCCCGGTGTTTGGCAAGACCTGGCCACCCACTCTGCCACAGATTGGTGCGGTGACGATCACCTTTGATGCGGGGTACGGTGCTGCTTCAGCGGTGCCCGAGGGTATTAAGAGTTGGATCAAGCTGCGAGTGGGCAGTCTCTATGCGCATCGCGAGGAGATGTCGATTTTAATGCGCGGGCGGATTGACCCGTTACCGTTTGTGGATGGCTTGCTGGATCCTTACCGGGTAGCGCTTGTATGACGGCAGTCCCGGCAGGCATGCTCACCCATCGGCTTGCCTTCGAGCGTGCCACAACGACAGCCGATGGGTTGGGTGCGCCAACGCGAACTTGGGTACCCGTCAAAACCGTCTGGGGAAGCATTACCCCCATCGCAGCTCGGCATTTGGTCATTGCGCAACGTCTGTCAGCAGAGATCACGCATCAGATCACTGTGCGCTACCAGGCGCTGTTTTCTGACTTGCGAGACCTGCCACATTACCGGGCCTCGCACGGTGGGCGGATCTTCAAAATCCATGGGGGCATCAACGAGGATGAAGAAAACGTGCTCATGATCCTTTTTGCGTCAGAAGGCATCGATGATGGCTAAGTTTGAGCGCATGCAGGTCAAGGGGGCCGCTGAATTGGTGAAGCTCTTACATCGACTCCCCGCACGCGTTGCCAAAAATGGACTTCGCAATGCTGTTTATGCCGGGGCGAAGGTCGTGCGTGATGAAGCCAAATCCCGTGCCCCCAAAGCGGCTGAAGCCATGCCGAATCAACCTCCACCGGGGACCTTGAGAAGGTCAGTCATCATGAAACACATCCCAGAGCTATCGAGCCTTACGCGTCAGACCTTCTTTGTGACGGTTCGACATGGAAAAAAATACCGGTTTCAGGGGAAGAAGAAAAATCTCTCCCAAGATGCCTGGTATTGGCGCTTCATTGAATTTGGGACGGTCAAAATGGCGGCTCGTCCGTTCTTGCGCCCAGCACTCGAGGTCAAGCGGCAAGAAGCGGTTGATGCGATCACGACCCGACTGGCATCTCGGATTGAAGCCGAAGCCAAGAAGCTGGCCAAGATCTGATGCAAGACTTTTATCAAGCCATCAAGCATCTGGCGCAGACGCGCGTCTTTGCCTTGATTGCACCTGCCGAGACTGCGTTTCCCTACATCGTCTACACACCCGTAGCCACTGAGCAGGTCATCGGCATTAACGGCCTACATGGTGTGATGCGGCTACGCATGCAAGTTGATGTGTACGCCAAGACGCTTGAAGCCGCCAATCAACTTCAGGACGACGTCCTGGGATCAGTCATGGCGGCGATCGATACCGTGTCTGATGTTCGCATGGTCAACAGCGATTTTGATGACGAAGCTAACGTATACCGAATCACGGTTGACTACACCTATCACCGCTAGCCACTTCTAGCAAACATCTGATTGCGGCCCATCCGGGCCATTTTTTTGGAGATTACGCATGTCAAGCACAGCAATCATCGCCCAGGGCATTACGATTGCCAGAATGGGTATCACGGCTTTTGAGACGATACCCAACGTCGTCTCCTTCCAAGGCCCGGGTGGACAAGCCCAGGTCATTGATGTCACCAACCTTTCCTCAACAGCCAAAGAGAAGCGCATGGGTCTGCGCGATGAAGGCTCGCTTTCTCTGACGTTGCATTTTGATCCCGACAATGCGGTGCACGACGGCTTGCGAACCGACCGAGCCAATCGCACCCGACAACAGTTTCGCATCACATTTACGGACACCGTCCCCACGGTCTGGACGTTTTACGGGTACGTCACCCAGTTCAGCGTTCAAGGTGGGGTCGATGCCGTTGTCGAGGCATCGGTGACGATTGAGATCGATGGCGACATCACGGAGGCGTAAGACGATGAACCTGCTAAGCAAAGAATCCATCCTTGCCGCCAATGATCTGCCGCTGGAATGCATTGCCGTTCCCGAATGGGGAGGTGACGTAATGGTGCGCACGATGACCGGGGCAGATAGGGATACTTTTGAAGCGAGCCTGATCGGTAAAGAAGGTCGCATGGAGAACGTCAGAGCGCGTCTGGTGTCGCTCACGCTTTGCGACGCAGCAGGCACGCGACTGTTTACTGACGCCGAGGTGGCTGCCCTGGGAAACAAAAGCGCTCGCGCATTGGACCGGGTGTTTACAGTTGCCCAGCGCGTCAACGGCATTGGCACGGACGCGGTCGACGCCGCAAAAAAAGCCTAGATGCCCGGCCGGTGCGCCGCTTTGCCTTTCGGCTGGCGCTGGCTTTGGGCATGACGGTGCGCGACTTACTGCAAAAAATTGGCTCGGATGAACTCTCGGAATGGATGGCCTTCTATGAATTGGAACCTTTCGGGGAGTTTCGGGCGGATTTTAGAGGCGGTCTGATTGCGGCCACCTTTGCCAACGCCCACCGGTCTCCGCATACCCGGCCCTTCGCACCTGATGATTTCATGCCGTTCATCAAAAGGCAGTCTCCACCCGATCCATCCCAGCAGAACATTCGCCAATTCAAGGCCATGTTCGCTCATAAACTGAAAAAACATGGCTGATATTGGCTCCCTAGTGGTAAAACTTGCCGCTGAAACGGCCGAGTTTCAGGCAGATCTGGGGAAAAGCGCGCGTCTCTTGGATAAGCATGCCAATGAGATGAAGGCTTCATTGCAAAGTGTCGCCAATGTGGCCAAATCCGCCTTTGCGCTTGCCGTGGGTGTTACATCGGTTGCCGCTATCAAGGAGTTTGTCCTTCAAACCATGGAGGCTGCGGCCGCTTTACAGGGGCTGTCTGAGCAAACAGGCGCCAGTGTTGAGGCGTTATCGGGATTTCAGGCGGTGGCGACCATTTCGCACACCACACTTGAGAATATTGGCGGGAGTCTGGCCAAGCTGGCCAAGGGTATGGCGGGAGTGGACGACGAGACGGCCGGCGCCACCAAGGCTTTGCAGTTTCTCGGGGTGGATGCTCGGGATACGGCAGGCAATCTGCGCGATCCGGCTGAGGTGATGAATGACATCGCGTTAAAACTGGCGCAATTCGAAGATGGTGCGGGGAAGACCGCGATTGCGATGGAATTGTTTGGCAAGTCCGGCGCCGGCATGCTGCCCTTTTTGAAGGATCTGGCCGACAACCAAGACTTGAATATCCGACTCACGGAAGAACAAGTCCTCGCTGCCGAGCATGCCATCAAAGCCATGGCGAGAACCCGGGCTGAATACAGCTACATCGCTCAGACGATTGTGACCTCGTCGATTCCTGCGATGAATGCTTTTGGCGAGGAGCTCAAGAAAATCTTGCTGGGCTCGGACGACGCAGTCAAAGGGATGCAAAAGCTCCAGCAAGACAAGTCGATTACGACGTGGGCGGAGACTGCTGCCTATTCGCTGGCGGTGGTGATCGATGCACTGCGTGCGATTGGCAAGGCCATCCAAGCTGTGGTCGGCAGCTTCCAGGCCGTCTGGGCCGATATAGAATTAGCGGGCACCTTCCTGGGGGGTGGTGAAGGGATGAATCCCTTCTCAGAAAAGAACCGCGCGAAACTGAAAGAAGCACTCACCAAGCGCAACGAGATTGTCCGGCAGGCGAACCAAAATTATGCGGACCTGTGGAATATGCCGCTCTTGGCAGACGCCCTAGAGAAGCGTTTCGAGGCGATTCGACGGGGTGCTGGCGGTGGCGAGCACGGACCAGACGCACCGCGCAAGCGTCTGAACTACAACACAGCCGATGGTGCGAATGCGAGCAATGCCTTATCCGTGATTGAAAATCAGGTACGGGCATTGGATCGGGCTGTTGGTGAAGAAAGTTCACTCTTGCGCGACCGGCAGCGCATCATCGACACCTATCAGAGTTCAGGTTTAATCAGTACCGAGGAAGCTGCCACAGCGCGCGCTGCTGCCGAAGAAGCTTATTTGACCAAGATACGCTCGATTTACGATCAGGAAGAAGCGTTGGTTAAAAGGAGTCTGCAGACCAATGCAAAGTCGACCCAAGATAAATTAAAGCTGCAGGAGAAGCTGTCTGAAATCGCGTCCAAACGCTCGAACCTAGAGCGTGACGCATCGCAGTCGAATCTGGAGAGTTTTTTCAAGCTATCGTCGATTAATGCCAGTCAGTCGATGGCCGGGATTGATAACGAGGTCAAAGAGCTTCAGCGCTTGGTTGATGAAGAATCCGGAATCCTGAAAGATCGCCAGCGATTGATCGACTTGTATGAAAACGCCGGCTACATCAGCTTTAAAGAAGCCAGCCAGGCACGCGTCGCTGCACAAGAAGATTTCGTCAATAAAATCGGCTCACTTTACGCCGAGCAGGAACTGTTGCTTGAAGTCGCCCTGCGCAAAGACGCCAAGACGGTTCAAGACAAGCTGAAGTATGAAGACAAATTGTCCGAGATCGCCAAGAAGCGGGCAACATTGGAGCGCGATGCGCAGCAGTCCAATACCGAGCGTTTGATTCGCCAGCCCGCAGAGACCTTAAAAGATCTGCAAGAGCAGGCGCAGCGTGGTCAGATGGAATTGGCTTCAATTGAAGAGCAGATCAAGACGCAGCGCGAATCTCGGTCGATCTCCGAAGTCACGTCATTAACCTTGCTCTCGCAGGCTCGCCAGCGAAGTGCCGAGGAGTTGACCAAGCTCGCAGCTCAGGCTGAAGCTATTGCCTCAGCCTCGCCGGGTAATGAAAAATTCGCGGATACCTTCAAAAGCATTGCCGAAGCCGCTCAGCGAGCAGCGACCGCATCTGAACAGTTGGCTCAGCGGGCAAGAGAACTCTCTGATCCGTCAGCAGGTATCAGTAAAGCTTTGAAAGACGTCTCGGAAGAAGCCTCGCAGGTTGGTCGGCAGATGGAAAACGCTACCCGCAGTGCTTTCACCGGCATGACCGATGCACTGACGCAGTTTGTTTTGACGGGTAAGTTGAGTTTCAGGAGTCTTGCGCAATCCATCATTACAGACCTGATCCGCATACAGATACAAAGCGCCATTACCGGGCCACTGGCTAAAGCAATCGGATCCATGTTCCCCTTTGCCGATGGCGGCATCATGAGCAGCAGCGGTCCGGTCCCGCTTCGCGCCTATGCCTCGGGGGGCGTGGCAACTTCTCCCCAATTAGCGCTCTTTGGTGAGGGCTCCCGGCCTGAGGCTTATGTGCCGCTACCCGACGGTCGAACGATCCCGGTGTCCTTGCAAGGAAGCGGAGTGGGTGCTGCCGGTGGCGATGTTTTTAATATTTCCGTGAATGTCACCGAAGCAGGTACAGCGGCTCGTGGGGATGAGTCAGGTGGGCGTGATTTGGGGCGAGCCATTGCCAGCGCCGTTCGGCAAGAGCTCCTTGCGCAAAAGCGCGCAGGCGGCCTACTGGATTCACGACGAGCTCTCTAAATGGCGACCTTCACCTGGGTTGCCTCCACAGGCGCCAGTCTCACGATCCGCCCCACCGTTCGCCGCGTCGCCTTTGGTGATGGCTACGAGCAACGACTGGCTTTTGGAATCAACACACAGCCAGAAGTGTGGTCGCTGGAATTTCGGGCAAAAACAACGACCGAGGCGGCTGTAATTGATGCCTTTTTGCGCGCGCGCGGTGCGGTCGAATCGTTTACATGGACCACGCCTGCCGGTGTGGTGGGCAAATTCATCTGCGAGGAATGGAGCCGGTCTGTGGATGAACCCAACATTGAAACCGTGCGTGCCACGTTTAAGCAGGTATTTGATTTATGACGTCTGCCGCAATCCACGCTGAAATACAAAAGCTCGCACCCAGTGCTGTTATTGAGCTTTTCGTATTGGATCTATCGCTTTTTGGTCAGGGCATGGTTTATTTTCACGCCGGCACCAATGCATTACAGCAGCGCGTAGTCTGGCAAAGCAAAGCCTATGATGCATTCCCGATTCAGGTCGAAGGGTTTGAGTTCAACGGTAACGGCCAGATTCCGAGGCCCAAACTAAAGGTTGCCAACGTCAATGGTGCGATCACAGCCTTGGTACTCACCTACCAGGATCTGGTCGGCGCGAAGATGACCCGCAAGCGCACATTGGCCAAATATCTGGATGCGGTAAATTTTCCGGCAGGCGTCAATCCCACTGCAGACCCGTCTGCTGAATTTGCAGATGATATCTACTACATCGATCGAAAATCACGCGAGACACGCGATGTGATCGAGTTCGAGTTGGCTGCCTCCTTTGACTTAGAAGGGGTAAATCTGCCACGCCGGCAAATTGTGCAAAACGTCTGTCCCTGGCGATATCGCAGCAGTGAATGTGGCTATACCGGCACCAGTTACTTTGATGCGAACGACCAAAGAGTTAATGCCAGTTCGCAAGACATCTGCGGCAAGCGGCTCTCTTCCTGTCAGGCGCGATTTGGCCAAACGTCTGAGCTGCCATTCGGGGGATTTCCCGCAGCAGGACTGTTTCGCTAATGCTGGCTACAAACCAAACGCTGGCGTTCGAACACGCCCGCGAGGCCTTCCCACGCGAAGCTTGTGGGCTCTTGGTTATCCGTAAAGGCCGAGAGACCTATATCCGCTGTCGCAATATCGGCCTCGGGTCCGACCAGTTCGTGATCCATCCCGAGGACTATGCAGCAGCAGATACTGAGGGTGAAATCGTTGGGGTCGTACATAGCCACCCGGGGCTACCCCCTGAACCCAGTCAGGCCGATCGCGTTGCCTGCGAAGCCAGTGGTCTCATCTGGCACATCGTCAGTTTTCCATCCGGGGAGTGGTCAGAGCTCATCCCCTCTGGCTACATCGCCCCTTTGGTCGGGCGTCAGTGGTCGCATGGGGTTCTCGATTGCTACGCGCTGGTGCGCGACTGGTTTATCAAAGAGCGCCAGATCAGATTGCCTGACTTTGTACGGTTTGATGAATGGTGGAAGCGCGGTGAGAACCTGTATCTGGATAACTTCGCAGCCGCTGGGTTTTCAGTAATTGATCCCGTTGATCTTCAGGTCGGGGACTGCTTCTTGATGCAAGTGGCTTCCCCGGTACCCAACCATGCTGCTGTGTATCTGGGTGAAGGCTTAATCCTGCATCACTTGCAGGGGCGACTCTCCAGCCGTGATGTTTACGGCGGCTACTGGCAAAAAATAACGACCCACGTCCTTCGCTATGGTCACAGTCATTCTTCTTGGTGAGCTCGGTAAAACTTATGGCAGAAGACACCGTTTGGCAATTACCTCTGCGGCTGAGGCCATTCGTGCACTGGTGGCCAATTTTCCATCCCTCGAGCGCGAACTGGTTACCTCTGGCGAGCGCGGCGTGGGATACCGGGTTCTGGCGGGTCGCGATGCCGTGACCATCGATCGTCTGCATGACCCCGTGGGCTTACAAAACGTCACCATTGCCCCGGTCATCTCCGGTGCCGGTGGGGATGGGCTTGGTCAAATTCTCTTGGGTGTTGCACTGCTGGCGGTCGCTTGGTGGAACCCGATGGGGTGGGCGGCATCCGGCGCCTTCTTGTCGCAATCAACGCTGTATTCAGTGGGCACGGCCATGATTCTGGGCGGTGTATCGCAAATGATCGCACCCACGCCTAAAGCGGCTGAGCCCTTTGAGCAACCGGAGAACAAGCCGAGTTATAGCTTTAATGGGGCCGTTAACACGACCGCACAAGGCCATCCGGTCCCGGTGGGCTATGGCCGGCTAATCGTCGGGTCTGCGGTGATCAGTGCCGGTATCGATGTTGACGAGGTTGCGGCATGACATCTCTCATCATCGGCGCCGGTGGTGGTGGCAAGAGTGGTGGCGGTGCTGCCCGGGTGGCGCAAGAGGCACCCGACAGCCTGCGCTCCAAAGCTTATGCGCGTGTCGTGGATCTGATCTCTGAAGGCGAAATCGAGGGCTTGGTTGCCGGTTTGCAGTCGGTGTATCTGGACGACACGCCGATTCAAAATGCCGATGGGACGAATAATTTCACCGGCATCACCCTCGAATCTCGCAACGGCACCCAGCAGCAAAGCTATGTGCCAGGTTTCTCCTCTGTTGAAAACGAGATCTCAGTCGGTGTGGAAGTCAAGGTTACACAATCAGTCGTTAGATCGATCACGGACGCTGATGTGGATGCGGTGCGGGTGAAGGTGAGTGTGCCTCAATTGACCAATCAAAACACGACGAACGGCGACTTGAATGGCAGTGAGGTCAGCTTTGCCATCGATCGCCAAACCAACGGTGGTGGATTTGTTGAAGTCATCAAAGACACGATTTCCGGTAAAACCACCACCAAGTATCAGCGCAGCTACTACGTGCCATTAGCGGGAAGTGCGCCTTGGGAGATTCGGGTACGTCGGATTACCGCTGACTCGACATCAACGGCGATTCAGAATAAGACATTCTTGGAGTCGTACACCGAAGTTATCGAAAGCAAGCTCCGCTATCCCAACAGTGCGTTGGTCGCATTGCGTGTCGATGCGGCACAGTTTTCAACGATTCCGCGCAGAAGCTACGACATGAAGCTTTTGCGGGTGCGTATTCCCGTCAACTACGATCCGACCACACGCTCCTACAGTGGCGTGTGGAACGGCAATTTTAAGATCGCTTGGACGGATAACCCGGCCTGGTGTTTTTATGATCTTCTGACCAGCGCCCGGTATGGCTTGGGCAGCTACATCCCTGAAGCACAGATTGATAAATGGGCGCTGTATCGCGTTGCGAAATACTGCGATGAACAGGTGCCCAATGGCCTAGGTGGCTTTGAGCCGCGTTTTACCTGCAATCTATATCTCCAAACCCGTGAGCAAGCATACAAGGTCGTGCAGGACATGGCCTCGATATTTCGGGGGATGGTCTACTGGTCAGGTGGCGCGATTACCGTCACGCAAGACGCACCGACCGACGCGGTCTATCAATTCACCCCAAGTAATGTCATCGATGGGGAGTTTGCGTATCAGGGGTCGTCTGCCAAAGCGCGCCACACGGTCGTTTTGGTGAGTTGGAATGACCCTGAGGACTTTTATCGCCAGAAGGTCGAATACGTCGAAGATGCCGCAGGCATTGCTCGCTATGGGATAGTGCAAAGCGAGATCGCAGCACTCGGTTGCACCTCGCGGGGGCAGGCTCATCGCGTGGGCAAATGGCTGTTGTACTCCGAGCAGTCCGAGTCCGAGATCATCACCTTCCGTACCGGGCTAGAAGGTGCAGTCGTGCGACCGGGCGATGTGATTAAAGTCGCTGATCCGGTCCGGGGTGGGCTGCGGCTGGGTGGACGGATTGCCTCTGCAACGACCTCGACGATCGTTCTGGATCAGGATGTACCAGCGCCGCGTGCCTGGCGGCTCTCTGTCGTGTTGCCCAACGGCGCAGTTGAAGAAAAGCGCGTGGGTCCGGTCTCTGGTCGGACCGTGACAGTCACGAGTCCCTTCTCGATAGCACCACAAACGGGGTCTATTTGGGTACTGGCGTCCACCGAGGTCGAGCCGCAGCTCTTTCGGGTTGTGGCGGTGGCCGAGCAAGACCCGGGCATTCATGAAGTCACGGCGTTGGCACACAACCCCGGCAAGTACGCCGCAATCGAGCAAGGCTTGGCCCTCCAGCCCCGATCGATCACGGTGCTCTCAGACCAACCGGCAGCTCCCACTGGCTTGTCGATGAAAGAAAGCCTGTACCGGGTTAAGGATCAAGCCAAGGTCCTGGTGCAAATCTCCTGGCAAGAGGTACCAGCAGCCATCGCGTATCGATTGTCTTACCGGGCCAACGGCGGGAATTTTATAAGCTTGCCACTGACTTCGGCCAACTACGCCGAAATTCGAGATGCGGTCGAAGGACCGTATGAGTTTAGTCTCAGGGCCATTGGTGTGACCCGTAAGGAAAGCCCGGCCGCCACGTTCAATGCCACGGTATTCGGTAAAACGCTGCCACCCTCAGATGTCACGGGCTTTACCGTTCAGCGCCGGGTCACTGATCTATTGCTGAGCTGGGAGGAACTCACCGACGCAGACTTGGCAGGCTATGAAGTACGCGTTGGCTCGAACTGGGATCAGGGTCAATTGGTCGCCAAAACCGCAGCGACCCAAATGGTGCACGATCAGTCAACCGCAGGACACTACGCGTATCACATCCGGGCTTTCGATACGTCGGGCAATTTCAGCACAAACGTCACGACCTATCTGTTGGATCTGCAAGCACCCACGACGGTGAAGCAATTCGATGTGGTGCAGTCGGCCAATCGGCTGGAGTTTCGCTGGCAACCCAATCCCGAGCCCGAAGTGGTGGGGTATGAACTTCGAGAAGGCTCAGCGTGGGATGCTTCGCTCTTTGTAGCGGAAATCAAATCCACCAGCTACACCTTGCCTTCGGGCTTTGATGGTGAACGAAAGTTTTGGATCAAGGCGATCGCCTCCCCGGGGATTTATAGCCATACCCCGACCTTTGTTTCAACCGTTGTCGCTCAACCGCAAAACGCCAATTTGATTTTAGAGCGCGACGAGCAAGCGACCGGTTTTCCGGGGATTCGTCACTTTGCAACCGTTGTCTCGGTTAACGGACGAGAAGCCCTGCGCATGGAAAGTGGCGCGGCAAGTAGCGAATACCTGTTCGAAGTCGATCTGATCTTGCCCACCCGGGCGCAAAACACCTTACAGAACAACCTGGGCGCCTCGGTCGATGACCGCACGACCTGGTTAGAGGTGAACTACCCGTGGAGGAGTGACGCGGCCAAGCGGCAGTGGAGTTACGACGGATCTCTGGCTAATGTGGATGCACGGTTTCAGATTTCGCGGGAAGAAGGACTGCAGGTGAACGAGATTTACGGCTGGCGCTTGAATGGCGCGCTCGCTGGCTTTGGCGGGCCAGTGACGAGTCTGTCTTCCGGAGTGTCCTACGATGCAGGCCGCTATGGTGATGGTCTGATGGTCAAAGATACGACCAAGGCGGCATGGACCGTCAATATTCCGGCGATATTTCATACGACCTTCTGGTTTATCCCATCGGAAGTGACTACCTGCGTCATCTGGTATGCCAGCGGATTATTCGGCTCGCTGTTAGTTGGCTATGACGCTGCACTTGGCGCCTTCTTTCTTGAAGACCATCTCTCCCAGCGCATCAATGTGCCGTTGGCCATTGAAGCTGCCAACAGGCTATGTCTGGGAGTCTGCCAGACCGCCATTGACCGAAGGCTGTTCGTGGGCCGCATGGGTGGTGAAGTTGAATCGGCCACACAAGCTTTGGCACCTGTCGGCGTATTGACCACGGTTCGTCTGTACTAAACACCTCTTTCTCAACAATGGCGCGGCACTTAAAGGTGCTGCGCCATTTTTTTATCAAGGACTTCCATGATCGACGAATCTATGCAGCTTCATGGCGCCATGACGCTAATCATCTCCCGTGCGAATGGCGACACTGAAACCATCTACCGGGACAATTTGATTGTCAACGTGGGTTTCGATTTTATTGCTGACGCGATTGGTAAGGCGGCTAGCCGGCCCGCTGTGATGGGCTATATCGCCTTGGGGACCGGGACGACTGCAGCCGCGGCGACGCAATCGGCATTGGTCACTGAACTGGATCGTAATGCCGCGACCTATGCGCACACCGCTGGTACTAAGACTTTCACCTTCACCGCTGATTTCCTCGCTGGCGATGGAACGGGAGCCATCACTGAGGCCGGGGTGTTCAACGCAGCCACTGGCGGCATCATGCTCGACCGGGTGGTTTTCCCGGTGGTCAATAAAGGCGTGGACGACAGTCTGACTGCTGTCTTTACCTTCACGATGAGCTAACGGTCATGCCGGATGTGGTGACAGTGGCTGAAACCCAGGGACAACGCTACACCTGGGGAACCGGCGGCTTTACGTGGATCAGTGCCAGTGCCGGTAAAAATTGGGATACAGCTTACCCGGCGGTCTATGCCCTCGCGGTTGCGGTCAGTCTCGCTATGCTTGAGAGTGCCAGCCGCCAAACGATCAAATCCTCCAGCGAAGGATTGAGTTTTTCTGAAGCCAGCAGCAGGTCGATGGCTTTGGCAAAGGCCGACACGATCGGGTTTACCGAAACCTATTCCGATCTGATTGCGTACGTTCTGCGCTGGGTCGAATCGCTCGGTTTTACCGAAAATCTGTCGAAATCTCACCAAAAAGCTATCGCTGAAACCATTTCAGCAGCAGACTACCTGACGCGGTCCCTGACTAAAGCATCTAGCACAGCGGTTTCATGGGCTGAGCGTCTTGGTCGCCAGAGCACCGTACGTCCATCCGAGATGCTGCCAGTTTCGGGCTTGCACTACCGGCAGCCGACAAAAGCCCTTACCGAAGCCTTCGGTTCAACAGAGGCGCTGGCCCGACAACTTTCCAAGGCAGTGACGGAAGCCATTAGCTTCGCTGAGACCTACGCGGACCTGATCGCTTACATCATCAGAATCAGCGAGAACATCGGTCTTGCCGATAGTCCAGCGAAGCAAATCTCTAAGCCTCTGACAGAGGCTTTCACAGCAAGCGATCTCGCATCTCTGGGGCTGGTTAAGCGCGTTGCTGAAGCGGTAGCCATGGCTGACGCCTTTGGCAGGACGGTGGCTTACCGAAAATCCTTGTCTGAAGGGTTGGCGGTCAATGACGCTGTAAAGCGTTCTCTGCGGCTCTCGACCCATGAAGCACTCCAGCTTGCTGAGCAATACCGGCGACATGCCAATGGCGTGATCAGTGACATGATCATCTCAACCGGTGAGATCACGGAAGAGGATTTCATCAGCATCATCGAAAACGGCCATCCTCCCGGACACACCAATTTCCGCGATTTCATTCAAGGCGACTACACCTATCAGCGAGCGCTATTTCGAGCGATCTTAAAATCCAGTAATGCCGATCGCGGCTATATCGATGCGCTTAGATTAACCGTCGATGTTCCGGACATCTTCGATCGGGGAGTCGCCGAGGTCACGAATGCCGCAGCCGGCGTATCAGTGCAGTTTTCACGAACATTCCGATTCACCCCCCAGGTGACGATTACTCACAAAGGGGGCATCACAACAGCCATCCCACGATTACTCGGCACACCCTCCACCACAGGCTTCACGGCTGTTTTGGAGGATAAGACCGGCACGCGTGTGACAGGCTCATTTTCCTGGTTGGCTCAAGGGTGCTAGATGCAAAATTTCACGACCATACCGTCCTCTGAGACGCTGACCAATTCGCTCTCGCCCTTATTGAATAACGATAAAACGGCGCTCTCCAACTCCAGTGGCACGGTATTTCCCACGACCGAGCTGCAAGTGGGGATGAAGTGTTGGCGGTCCGACCAGCAAAAGCTGTATGTATTGACGAGTGCATCTCCTGCTACATGGGTATTGCTCGCGGATCTCAGTAGTGGCAGCACTACGGTGGCGGCCGCCATTGCAGCGACAAGTGCCAATGACTCAGCAGCCTTGGCAGGTCAACTCCCGAGCTATTACACCGATATTCCCTCGCGCTTGGGATACACCCCGGTAAACAAAGCCGGTGATACCGCTACTGGATTGCAGTACCAAGTACGAGCAACCGGCGCCTTCAATTATTGGGGGCTTACGGCCGCCAACTACCTATCAGTCGGCCAAAGCTCGACGGGAGATGCGTACGTCAAGAACGCCTACCCTGGTAAGAGCTTAATCCTAGGGGCGGCTAACACCGACCACATCGTTATCAATTCAACAGGTGCTGTGGGTGCCGGTGGCGCCAACTTCGGCACAGCTGGGCAGGTACTGACTTCTGCCGGTAGTACAGCGCCACCAGTCTGGCAGGCGCCACCTCAGGAATTTGCCAGTGGCACGAGGCTGCTATTTCAACAGACTGCTGCCCCCACTGGGTGGACTAAAGACTCAACGCATAACGATAAGGCACTCCGGGTCATCAATGGCACGGTGACTTCAGGAGGGTCGGTTGCCTTCACGACTGCCTTTGCCCAACAGGCCGTAAACGGGACCGTCGGCGCCACCACGCTGACCGAAGCCCAGATTCCCAGCCATACCCATAGCTATAGCTGGTACCAATCAGTATCCAAAGGAAGTACTGGGTCGCGTCCGGTTGGTGGAGCCAGCGGAACATCAACGGCAACTGTAGCCCTTAATCAGGTGGATTCCGCAACCGGCGGTGGCGGGTCGCACAACCACACCTTTACTGGTACGGCCATCAATCTGGCCGTTCAGTACGTCGACGTCATCATCGCTACCAAGAACTGATCATGGAAATAAAGCCTGGAAATTACTGTCCTCTTTTGAAAAAAGATTGCATCGGACTCCAGTGCGCTTGGTTTACGCAGGTACGAGGTCACAACCCCAACACCGGAAAAGAAGTCGATGAATGGTCGTGCGCCATAGCCTGGCTTCCAGTCCTACTCATCGAAAACAGCCAGCAGCAGCGATCTACTGGCGCAGCTGTGGAGAGTTTTAGAAATGAGATGGTCAAGGCCAATGAATGTTCGCAACAGGTCTTCCTGACCATGATTGCGAAACCACCCGTTATGGAGATCACCGAGTGACTACACCAATCAGGCTAACGATTATTCCGGACGATTGCTACTGCGCAGTGGACGGCATTGGGTATTCAGGGATCGATATGACCAGTCTGGCCGCTGAAATCCACGCCCTGCAGTGGTATGGCGAGCGCGGAGAAGAAGAGATCAAAGACTTGTCTACCGGCAGGATTGTCGACAACAAAGAGATCACCAGTTTGAACAACTATCAATCGGTGCTTGATTCGTACTGGTCCATCCGACATGCAGCAGAAGCTTTGACAGCTAAACAGCAACTCGCTGACGACATTCTGGAGGTCTGATGATGAATTATGAACAGAAGCCTGTCCGAGCATTCGGGACAATCGCTTTACTACTCGACATCCCGGCAGGAACCATATTGGACGACGTGGATGTGCGCAAAGGCTGCTTCGTAGTGCAGCCGGATGGGACATACAACGAGACCCGAGACAAGTTCGTATGGATGGTCTTTAGTGGCCACATGCGCCATACCCATTTGGATACCGGCGATGTGACAGAGCGCTTTGCGGGCTACTGCTCGCTGGGGATCTATGACAAGCCGGGAGTCACTCGCGTCGACGTTATTGAAAACACCAAGATGATGTGCATCCCGCCTCAGTTAAGGGATGGCGTTTCTTTACATGACATCGCTCCTTGGCAGCTTTCAGCGGGGGAATCAGCTGCTCTGTCCAAAGGCACAAAATTATTTCTGGCAAGCGGCACTGCACAGATCGGCAATGTTCAGATCACAGGCCCGCGACAAATCAGCGTCACAACCGGGGACAAAAATATCAAGGCAGTTAACGCCGTTTACGGGCTTACGTTTGCTTGATGAATCCTTACTTTACCAAGCTCGACATCCCGTTGGATGTCGATGGAGTATTCACTGATCCAACGGCATTGCTACGTAACGGCGAATACTTGAAGCAGCAGAAATACGGACTCGCTTTACTTAGGAAGAGGGCTTTCACGTCCGTACCCAACAGATCATATGTAGCAAGTGACGAAGATACTCATCGAGTCATTTCGCATCTACCAACCCGCCTGCTTGACATTGAAATACCGAAACTCTGGGTGCTGGACATGCTTGCTCCGGCAGATGAAAAGGACGTGATGCTCGCGCCCCATGTAGATGGCGTTCGTGTTACCGCGATCAACATCTACCGCAATACCCACGGTGAGCGAACCTGTTTCTACCGATACGCAGCGGGTGGGGAGATCGAAGAAGTCGACAGCTTTGTGGCCAAGGATGGTGACATATGGCTGATGGATGTATCAAAGCCGCACGCCGTTGAACTCAAGCCAGGCAAGAATCGCCGAGTTTTAACCATCTCGTTCATCTCCACACCCTACGAGGTGGTTCGGGACACTCTGACATGAAACCCTTCGTGAAGCTTGATTGGAAGGCGCCCTTCGGCGCAGAAATAGTTCGATGGGCAACAATCCATCATCGGTTCAGCAAGAAGCAAAAATATAACAAGTGTCTGCCGGACGAATACACGTCAGTGCCAACCGAATCGTTGTCACTGCCAGAGGCCTTTGCCAGTCAGGCAATCGCTGTTGCCCCGGCCACGATAAAAGTCTTGGAAATTCCGCAGGCATTTCTCATTCGAATGGCTGCCACAGATGCATTAAAGCCGGTGCTACCGGCGCATGTTGATTACAACCGAACCTGCGGCATCAATTTTTACCTGGAAGCCGGCGGAGAAACCACGCACTACTACGACTGGGATCAGACTTCCCGCGCTTTGCAGGAGACGGCTTCATTTCAGGCGTCCCAAGGCGACTGCTGGCTAATCGACACCTCTATACCGCACTCGGTCTCGCTAAAGTCAAATCAGCAGCGGCTGATATTGACCCTGTCCTTTACACAAGCCTCCTTTGCACAAGTGTCGGCGTGGCTTGGCGAGGCTGGCCATGTCTGAGTTTTCAAAGCTCCGACTGCTGATCCTGATGGTGCATTTGGCTGGGATTATGGGATTGATCGCCCACTGGAATCCGGCCTGGCTTGTGCTGACCTTGATTTCGGTAGTGCTATTCACGTGGCTTGGCCAGGAAGCTTACTGCCACCGATACCTCGCTCATCGCTCCTTTGAGCTGGATCGGGTTTGGCAGAATACGTTCGCTTTCCTGTCCATCTTCAATTTGTTTGGAAGCCCGATAGGCATTGCCGCCACCCATGTGAACCATCATCGATATTCCGACAGTCCTTTTGATCCGCACCCGGCAAGTGCCGGGTGGCAGACATGGCTTTGGCTCACTCACGGGTTTGAGCAGTCCCGTAACGTCGGAACGGTCAAGCGGCTGATGCAGGATGAATGGCTTATCTTCATTCAGCGACATTACTTCCGGATCTATTTTTCCGTGGTTGGAGCTGCATCACTGATCGATATTCGGATCGCGACCTACGGCTTCTTTATTCCCGTTATTTATGCATTTTTTTGCAACGGGGTGGTCAATGTCATTTGCCACAGGTACGGCTACAAATTATTCCAAACGAATGACGACAGCAAAAACAATATCTTCGCTAGTCTGATTTTGCTGGGTAACGGCGTCGCATTTCATAACACGCACCATGCTTACCCCAGCGACTATCGACTCTCTCGCAGGTGGTTTGAGATCGATGTCGTCGCATCGCTGATTGATCTCTTCCGTAAAAAGGACAGACCCAATTGATATTGACCGAAGAGGAACAAAACATTGAATGTGCGATTGCGCTGCTTTTTCCTACTGCCGTCGCATCGTTTAATTGCAGTGAGCATACGGAATTCAAGAATACGTTCATGGAACGAATGCCGGAGCACTGCATTGTCCATGAGAGTGGGTCGGGATTAATTACTGGTGAGAGTTCAGGAAAGGTCTACCTTCATACGGATGAAGCGTTGGCGCCGCTCTTTCGGTTTGTGGCGCGCTGCATTGCCAGCTATCTGGATCAACTGTCCTATGACAAATCCCGGGTGACTATCAATATTGTCAAAACCTGGATCAGCGCCACCGACAACAAGACGGTGACTCCCGTTCATGCACACGGCACCAGCCATCTGTCATTCGTCTATTACATGAATATTCCCAAAGAAGCAGACGCGATCGCTTTCCAGATCCAGTCCTCACCGAACGAGCCGTACTACGGTGCTTTTTCAGACTCGACCCATCGTCAGCGATCGATGGTTATCCAGCGTAATACCCTCAATTCCAACCAGGCAGTCATGCCGGTTGAGGAAGGGCAGCTTTTGGTGTTTCCCAGTCATTTACATCATGGAACAGTGAAGATGGGCGATATGGGAGCAGATCAGAGGATTGCCGTGGCTGGCGATGTGCTCCTGGTTTTTAATGAGCCAGCCCCGAACTACGCTACCGGCGTGTTTGACCCACTCACCTGGCGATCCTTTGAGAATTCGTAGATTTATCGAACCACAAGCAATCTCACCGTAATCCCCCTTTGATGCCTGCCCGGAGACCTCCCGGCAGGCATTGTTTTTTGGAGACATGAATGGCCACTGACAACGACTATCCCGAAATGCTGAATCTGCGCCCCGACGATTTGGATGAACTATTGACGAGAGCGGCTGAAAAGGGGGCTGAGCGTGCGTTATCAGCACTCGGATTGGAGAACGGCCATGCTGCGAAGGATATTCGGGATCTGCGGGGACTCATTGAAGCGTGGCGGCAAGCGCGACAAACTGCGTGGCAAACTTTTATCAAGCTGTTGACCACCGGCGTTCTGGTTGCGCTGATGGTCGGCACAAGCATTAAGCTGAAACTCTTCGGAAACTTCCAATGATTGAGACACTACTAGGCGGCTTGTTGGGAGGAGCTTTTCGGTTGGCGCCAGAGATCCTGAAGTGGCTCGATAGAAATGGCGAACGCAGCCACGAACTGGCCATGCAGGATAAGGCTCTTGAGTTCGAAAAGCTGCGCGGAGCGCAGCGTATGGCCGAAATTGGTGCCTCCGCTGATGCCGCATGGAATTCGGGTGCTATTGAGGCCTTAAAAGAGGCTGTGGCTGGCCAAGGGCGGCTTTCCGGCGTCAAGTGGGTCGATGCGCTGTCCTCCAGTGTTCGGCCGGTGCTCACTTACTGGTTTATGGCGTTGTACTGCGCTGCCAAGACTGCGGCGTTCGCTGCGGCAGTGACCGCTGGCGCTGGCTGGGGGACAGCCATCGTACATGCTTGGACCGAGGCCGATCAGGCGCTCTGGGCCGGTGTTCTGAACTTCTGGTTCCTCGGACGGGTGTTTGATCGGGTACGTTCATGATCGTAGTTCCTCAGGCTGCCGTCGATCTGGCGAAGCGCTTCGAGGGATTTCAGAGGGTTGCGAAATCTGATCCAGAGCGCGCTCACCCCTACGTCTGTCCAGCTGGATTTTGGACCATTGGGTATGGCCATCTCTGCGAGCCGACACATCCGCCTATCACGGAGGCCGAAGGCGAGGCTTATTTGGCGCACGATCTGCAAACTGCGCTGGCCGCGACGCTGCGTTACTGCCCGGTGCTTGCTACTGAGTCGGAGGGACGGCTGGCGGCGATTGTGGATTTCACGTTCAACCTCGGGGCTGGGCGGCTGCAGACGTCGACGCTTCGGCGACGGATCAATCAGCGGGATTGGCCGGGCGTAGCACGCGAGTTGCGGCGCTGGATCTACGGTGGCGGACGCGTGCTGCCAGGACTTGTCACCCGACGCGACGCTGAGGCACGACTACTTGGCTGA